TACTCGAATTGTTCTATAAGAATGATGACTTGCATGACCCACTATGTAGTGAAGCTGTTGCGATTGAAATGGGTTGGTGTGATCCATCACAACTTAGACTTATAAAAGAACAAGCACATATACTCAATTTCCAGATGTTACATTTCTGGGCAAAATATGGACTTACACTAGTCGATCAGAAATTTGAGTTTGGTATGGATAAGGAAGGAAACCTAATGTTAGCAGATGAGATAACACCCGACTCACAACGTCTTTGGGATAAGGATGGAAAATCCTTAGACAAGGATGTATTTCGTAAGGGTGATAATATGCAAGATGTTTCGGATGTCTATAACTACGTTCACAAATTAATTGGTGCAGACCCAATAGACTAATGGACTATTTAGTGTTTTGGATTGCACCTATAATATGTCTGATAATATTTACGGACAACCCTATAATGAAAAGGATTGACAGATGGATGAAAGAGTAGTGGACAAGACAAGGATTAATCATTCAGAAGAAACGGATGAGAGATATTGGATAACAAAGGAAATCGCAAAAGTCAAGGTAAATGACAATCTTGGGGAGATATGGACATATCCAGCAGTTCATATTTTTCATGGTAAAATGTCTGCGGATATTATCAGGGATGTAACTGAATACTGTAATATGACTAATGATAACTCGGCCGCAAATAAACTAATTGCGAACATAGAAGGGTTACAAGACAACTTGGACGTAAACCATCCCCTTATGAAAGGGTATGTAGATATAATGATGCGGTCTGCGTGTACATTTGTTGAGAATTGTCAAATGGATCATGGGGGTAAATCAGAAAAGAGAGTTGAAATACAAGAGATATGGGATGTAAAGATGAAACCTGGCGATTACAACCCAATGCATATACACGGTACTGCATCAACTGAAGGATTGTCTAGTATATTCTATCTTAAAGTACCGCATCAATTTGCAAAAGCTGCAGACAGAGGTGAGAATGACCCTAAGTATTCATATTCTTTCAAACGTGATGGATGGTTAAAATTCTTGTGGGGGTTATCAAAATATGAAAATTCAGATCATTTTTCGTGTGCGACTAATGCGTATATACTACCGAGGATAGGAGATTTCTACATATTTCCTAAATCACTAAATCACATGGTATATCCATTTCGTGATAAAGAGGATAGGTGGTCTGTACAATGTAACTTCAATGTTTGGGAAAAGGGTGAGGAAGAAGCATATGAGATAATGAAAGAGAATGGTGTTCTTAGGGGAGGGCTATTTAAGTAATGCATAATGTAACCGAAACAGAAACTATGACAGGTTACACTATAGAGAGTCATCCTTCTGTACATATCATGCATGGACGATTATCTGATCTTGCATTAAAGAAAACATTGGATTTCGTAACAACTTTGTCTGAATCTAACGCAACTACCTATTCACTAGACAATATCAATCCGCCTAGTATACAGACATGGGTGGACTATGGAAATGAAATGATGAAACCCTATGTAGATGAAACCGAAAATGCAATAAAGGAATACATCTCACATTGTTGCGATCCACTAAATCCGAAATACCAACAAAAACTGGAAAGAACTATTACCATTCAAGACTGTTGGTGTATTAAAATGAACAAGGGTGATTATATGCCCATGCACTCTCATAGGACAACTGCAAAGACAGGAATATCTACGGTACTCTACTTAAAAGTACCTGATAAACTCGCAGACCCTAAGAATCAATATGCATCCATTGGTGGTGGACTGACATTATCCTGGCCTTCAAATAACGTATCAGTAATGGAAGATGATGTTAACCCTTCTAACGCAAGACACATTTATCCAGTAGTAGGTGAGTTTTGGATATTCCCTAAATGGTTATCCCATGTTCTTAATCCATATAGGTTCGAGGGTGAGAGATGGGGAATGGCCTCTAACTGGAATATCTGGATGGAAGATGGAAGATAACCATGTTGGAGATTCGAGAAAATTTTATCTCACTATATGATTGTGAGATGATGATAGCATATTACGAAGATAACAAGGACAAGTCATATCATTGGCAACCCAATGACACAAGACCCCTAGACATAATTCACAAGTTCCCCGAACTGGATGCGAAGATCATGTCATGGGTTACTGAGTTGGATGATGCATATTTGTATATTGCAACAAATGAGATAGTGAAGTGGGTTACAGGGAATAAGATGCATTTGCATTTAGACGCACCTTGCGATTTTTGGTCTGCACTTATATATCTGAATGATGATTTCACAGGTGGAGTAACGATACTGGAAGATGGAACACAAATCATCCCAAAGACAGGGAAGTGTGTGTTATTTAGTGGTAACAAAATTAAACATGGAGTAACTATGGTTCAAGGAATGAGATACACTCTACCTTACTGGTTAAGGAGATACGCATAATGACTGTATATAGTGAGACTGTTATAGAGGATTTGAGAAAACAAGTAGAGGATAAGGATAAAGAGATACAAAGGCTAGAAAAAATTATCACTAAGTTTAAGAAATTTTATGATAGTTGGCCTAAATTCATCACTCAACTAGGACTCGAAACCAATGATCCCAAACAACAAGAAACCGATAGAAAGAGGGTTTGAGGATAATCAATACTATATACCGAGAGAGACATTTAATGAAATACCGAACTGGAAACCGACATTCAATTACGCACATCCCCCACTATTCACGGAAGGACATAGATACGAACCAACTGAAGCGATTGAACGTCATATCAAACACAACGATTGGGAGACAGGAATCAAATTTGTGAATGAAGTGTCAGAGTGTGCGATAAAGTATAATCATCACCCGAAGATCATTATCAACTACGATATTGTAACGGTGCAATACTATACCCATACAAAATCGTGTACTATTACCAATAAAGACCTATTCATGGCAAAGAAGATAGATGAGATAGTTGCAAAATATGAATGATATAGACCTATATAACAAGATTGAGGAATACTTCACGGACTTGGTTAGACCCCTACTCCATGCAGACGGTGGTGATATAACCCTCTTGGAAGTAGCATATCCAAAGGTTATCGTACAATTTAGTGGTGCGTGTGGTACTTGTCCATCCTCAGCGGGTGGTACACTAAGGGGTATTCAGAGAGGTGTCGAGACTATTGATCCCGAACTCCTGTTAGTACCCATTGAACCCGAAATAACATCCCCGAATACTGGTCAAGTTCATCCTTTCGGGGGTGAAACATACAATGAAACTCTTAAACGTAAGGAGAATCGTACATAATGAAAACCATATATCGTGGAAAAGGAGAGGTAATAGTCTCCGAAGGTGAAGAAACGGATGATGCATATGTCATACTGGATGGTGAAATTGAGGTATTCAAACACAATCAACTAGTCGCAACTCTCCGAGAGAACCAAATATTCGGTGAAATTGCGTTAGTGGATCAACGTCCTAGAACCGCAACGTGTATTGCAAAGACCCCTGTAACACTAGGACAAGTAACACGAAAAAACTACTTATCACTACTGAAACACAGACCAGAAGCAATTAACCCTATACTAAGGATAGTTGCAGATCGTATGAGAAACTTAATGGAAATGGTAGAGGAGATCGCAACTGCAAAGAAAGACTACCATGAACAACCAAGAAAGACAGGACAAGAGTAAGGAAATAACCTTACACTTACTACGTTCTGATATGTACACTAAATGCAACTCCGTACATATCTTCAATTCCCTCAAGGATGAACCTGATACCCAGTATATCCTAAACCATATCAAGAAATCCTCAAGGGATTACTACACTCCAACTGCATTTCCTGAAGATAACCCCAAAACCGATATAGTCCTTGTGCCGGGTACAAAATTCGATAGACATATGAATAGGAAGGGTAGAGGGGGTGGTTACTATGATCGCTTTTTAAGTGGTGCTTCGGGGATAAAAATAGGAATTGCGTATTATTCTCAATTATACTCTAAATTAACAGCAATTAACGATTGGGATGTAAAAATGGACTATATCATTACTGAGAGAGGATTGCTACAAAAAAGGGATGCGAATGAATCACATCCCTTTGGTTATCCTTTCTGGACTTTCTACTGATTTGTAATGGTATTAATCATACCCTGTACCATACGAGTCTTTTCTGTTTCGTCTGCATACTTATAGGTAGTGTACTGTCTTAGAAATTCATCCTGTACATGGTCAGGTTCAACGATTTCTGCATATTCATAGATTAAATCTTTAACATTTCTCATTGTGAAGGTTTTTGTCATTATATAGTGTCCTTTCGGTTGTTTAGTGATGTATATAGTGGTTCTGAATGGTGCGAAGTGTTGCAAAGTGTCGAATAGTGGTGTTTCATGGAGAATAGTTGATGTTGAATCGGAATTAGCAGACTTAGTGAGGACGCATTTTTCAACGGTGATGCTGTTAATTTCTGCAATCCTCTGAAATTCTCTATGTTTCTCAACGTATTCACGAATAATACTCCAAGTTTTCCACATCAACTTCTTTAATTGACCCATTATAAGAGTCAATATCCCTACCGTCTTTATCCTTGCGTACCGTAGGATATACAGGAGTACATAGAATGGTTTCCATATTAAACGGTGCAAATGTTACATGACAGGGATTCCAATAATGACGAGGCCCACCATTCACGATATTATACAGACCCATCAGTTTTTTCTTACGACTCGCACCATAAGAAGTATAGATAACATTCGCAATAAAACTCAGAGGCGAGTTGGGTTCTTTCGTCAAACTTCTGTAAATATCTGTTAACTTTCGAGGTATCATCTTATCTCCAATTTTGTTATTAATCATCATAGGTATAGCTTACCAAAATGCTACATATTTGTCAAGTATTATCTGAGGCCCTCTGTCGTTTTCTGAGGAACTCGTTATTTTACAAGGATTTAGTCAGGCCACTCAAAGGACAGTATATTGAGAATAGGGGCGGGCTAATTGAGAAACCCTACACCGATAGATATAAATGGGTTCTCAACTTTTTCCCTACGGTTTTCCGAATAACCCTATAATATAGTCAATCCGAAAATTTTCCCCAGCAAAAAATCTACTATCATAATCCCGCCAGACGCAACCCAGCAGAATACAATAACCAGCAGTATGCATTGGATGCCAACTCCACAGCAGAGACAAGCATACTGCCACATTTTCATATCGTGCTTGAGAGTATTCCAGTTATAAAACTCCCCTGTAATTCTCCCTGTCTTTTTTCCCTTACCTACTCTTTTACTAGCATTCTTCATGTTCATTCTCAGCTCTTTCTAATAGTTCTCTAGGAGTAGTGATGTTTTTGCATACGTTACATATTAGGACTTCGTTGGGGATGTCGGCCCTGTATTCTATATCTATTGGTGAGTCCATGAAATTGATATAGTTATGGATTCCTAATTGACAGCGGCGTTCTTGGAATGATTTGTCGAATATGGATTTCTTCATGCTATTCTATTTCCTTCATAATAAGTTCTTTGGGTTTGAAGCGATCCATCTGGATTGTATATTAAATATTCACCGTGGCGCTTACCGTGTTCATAGGTATAGATGTATTCAAGAGAACCGTCTTTTCTCCAGCTCGTTTGTTTCCCATGGCGTTTAGCGTCATGGTAGGATAGAGTATAATGCAATTCTCCATTCGGAAACCAGGCGGTTGAAGTTCCATGGCGTTCACCATTCTTATAGTGCTTCTCGAATTTTTTAAAACCAGTATCAGGATAATACCCTGTACCTAGTCCATGACGTTCACCGTTGACGTATTCGTATTTCCATTGTAGTTTACCTTCCTCGGAATACTCTAGTTGTGTACCATGTTTTTCTTCGTTGAGGAACTGGTATCGGGTTTTGATGTTACCGTTTGGCCAATGGGATTCGTGAAGGGTTAAGGAATCTTTAAAGCGTTGGTATTGGTGATTTAATATTCTATTCGTCATTGTTATTGTTCCAGTAATCGGTGATAACCCATAGGGTTAGAATAATAAACGGCGTGAGTTGTAATCCCATTATCAATGTTTCTTTGTATGCATCCATCATAATTTCTCCTTTTAGGGTTAGGCAAAGAATGTACTTATCACAGCAATTATTTACGTTCCTCAAGGGAACATGGCTCCGAACTCTTATCCTACCCCGAAAGGCAGTTTACTTACCACTAAGATACAGGTCTGCATCTCTGGCGTTTCAACTGAAACCCATAGGAGCGCCCAATAGGTTATAGGTTAAGAGAAAACTTCCAGAGGCGGAAGCTATCCACTTACCTCGCTGCTGTACATCCTACTAACGACAATGCCGTGCCGATCTTATCCCCGATAAGGAATCGCTGTTATTAATCAAATAACTTCTCATCATGTGCGACACACTAGGCGCTGACTAAACGCCACGTCTATTTGAAGCGAAAACCGAGCGAACAAATCTTATTTCAAACCCTGTTTTACTTTTAGTTTATGTACAGCAAGGTTCACTTCATATTTGTTTGCGATACGCAATCGTTTACGGTTTGCGTTTCTTTCTACTCTTTTTCGATTTAGTTTCGCCAGACGTTTCCTGACTAGGTTTCTCTTATTCATAAGCTCTCCTTTACATAACCGACATACTTTAATGCTTCTTTAATATCTGTTTCAACATCATCAAGGATGGGTCTGCCCGCACAAACCTTGAGTAAGTCCTTGAGAGTATCTTCAACGTGAATCATCATATCCATTGGACTTGGTTCACATTCCCAACCTTCTTTTTTATATTCTTCACCGATTACGTCATCATTATATATAGACATTAGTTTAATTTATCCTTATCAATTTTAGGTTCACCGAATTCAACTTCATACCCTTGCTCATGTATAAGTTGTTTCACCATCGCTTCCAATACTTCCAATCGTTTGTGCAGACCGATACAAGTTCCAGCTACTGTATCAATAGCATCCATAACCTGTATACGTTCCTGTTTCTTTTTCTCTGCGACTTCTTCGAGAGACTTTTCAAGTTGCTTCAAAGATTTGTCTCGGAACTTTCTAATATCTTCCATTGACATACTTTGCATTTCTTCATAGGTAATTTCTACTGGATGTTCTTTCATACTTTCCTTTCTAAAACCAAAGATAGATCGCTCCCCAAATAAGACCGCCCAGTAATGTCGCATCTGCGACAATGCACCAAGCGATATAAACTTTGAGAAGCGTTTTGGAATGTTTACTCTTTTTAATTTTATCAACCAGCCCATACATTATCTCGCTCCAGGCTTTCGATAGATACGAGGCATGGGTACAGGTTTTGGTTTACGCATTTCGTATCGTGTAACCTTTACACCATTCTCTTTATACTCTTTGATTATTTTTGGTTTTGAATATACTGGTTTCATACGTTCACCTCATATTGTTTAATGTTGCGTGGCAGGAAAATTTGCGTAATGATATGAGTCGCTCTAAACTTTTTAGGTATTGCTTTGTTTTCTTCTTTAGATGCATACTTACTATATCGTAAACGCTGTTCTTCACTCATCTTAAATGTAACCGTATCTTTCTTGGGATCGAATTTAATAAACCAGACATCATCCCATTCAAAAGCATTCGCCAATCTATCGTATTGGTTTCTCGGTATTTCTAAAACGTACTCTTTCATTATTTATATTACCTTGTTAAAGTATTGTTGATAATTTGATAATCATAATTGGAAGGTAAACCATTTAGGATATTTTGAAGTTCATCTTCTTCATAATCCTGTTCCAGTAATGAAATCCGGCGGGTGTTGATTAACTTCATAACCCTGTATATGGGTTTGCCATTTTTAACTCTATTCAATTTTGATATTACAATTTTTGCTTTTCCGCTCATCTTATTAACTCCCAATCAAAGTTTTTATCGTGAAAGCGTTGAATCCAACGCCCGTTTTTAGGATTGTCTATCGACTGTAAATCAATCCAATCTTTTCCCTCATCAAACATAACTGTTTCCGAAAACGATTGAACCTTGAAAAGACAGCCATCCCTATGGATGACTTGTTTCGCCTTTCCAGTTTTCGGATGTAATTTAACTGTATCACCTTCAAGGATTGTCATTTTTCTGCGAGCTCCTTTAATTCTTTAAAGGACATATTATCTACAATGTCCATTAGTTCAGCCAGGGTTACAATTTTTCCAGAATAATCTCTCCATGAGATATATCCGTTGGTATAGTTGGGCATACGTTTCATGCCCTGTACCGTTACCAGTTTATGAACATAACCCATTTGAGTCATCATAGGTGTATAAGAATTATTCACTATAGCCTCCTAAATAAAGTACCAATAAAGTTTGAAACAATGCTCCTGCAAGAGCACAACCGATAAAACTACATATAATAATTTTAAGTGCAGTTAACATTAGTACATCGCCTCCTTCCGCATCTCCCGCTCATATTCTCTTTCGAGATACAGTTCCAGATCAGCAACGGTATGAACACCATACTCTGCCCAATGATGAATATCATTAGTCAGCATACCGATAAAAAGATCAGGATTATTATCCATCTCTTTTTGGGATTCAAGATTGATTGAATCAATATGTTTCACAAGCAGTTCTGCTTGTTCCGCATACCATTCATTAGCGGATTCAATCATATAGTTAACGTGTTGTGATTTCATATATCCCATATTAACACCTCGCTTCTGCTTCATTAATAAGACGGTTCATCATTTCATCTTCAGAGATTCCAGATTCCCAATCTCTATCGCCTTTCGTTATAGCAACCCAACCTTTATGACCCCAGCCTTTTTTCTGGCATTTCACAAAGCGGACTTCTATTAATTCTTTTAAAATTGATTCTGATTTTTTAGAAAGTTTCATTATATAGCTCCTACCAATTATCGTCAGTTGACATTAATTTAAAATTTTCCTTTGCGATTTTCGCATTAGGATATTTCCAAGATTCAAAAGGATTTGAATGTTCACAATGTTTATATTCACCTAATATCCAATTTTCAGAAATCCAATATTTATTTCCATTAGGTTTAACCATATACATTGTACAGTTATCCATAATTTTTCGATAATGCTTCGCATTATCTAATAGGGGTTTAACCATCTTTTTTAAATTCTTTTCAGTAGTAGTATCTAACATATTCATTCCTTATAAACACATCATTAAAATTATTGTTATTGCAAGACCAGCAAAGAGTAGAAGGTCAGTTATTAAGTCCATTAAGTTCATTTATTAAATCCTTATTAATTATTAATACAAGACCAGCTTATCAGAAAACCCCATATATGTCAAGAGAAAAATGCACTTTTTTTCATTTATTTTTACTATGTCGCTAAGTCCTTTAAAAACAAGGAGTTATCCATTCGCCTTTTATTCTCCCCCCTATAATTCCCCTAAGTCCTTGTATCTAAAGGGGTTACGGAGAAAACGACGGGCCGCCACGATTTTTCCTTGTATTAATTGGTAGAATAGTATAGGCTGAGTATGTTAATAATAATTGAGGTAATTGATATGAAGTCTATGGTGAATGTTTTTAGATGGAATGAAAATCGCAATACCAGTTGTGTCGAAAAACGTGAGTATGATAGTTCTCGAAAAACTACCCTAGAGGATATTGAGAAAAGGCGTAGAATGAGAGATAAGAAGAATGTACAAAAGAGTTTTGTCGTTACATATAATTAAGTATGTAACAATCCCCTGTAACTTAAGCGAAAGGAATTATAATGCAATTAATGAAAGAGATTAAACAAGAGGTTTACCCTTTGACTGCTGAAGAATTCAAACAGACTGAGAAGATTACCAATCAGGATGTTTTGATTATCATTAATGAAGCGGATGTTGAAGTAGAGTAAACAAGTGAAATTTACCGAAGTAAAATCCCTTGAGTTGATCGTCAAGGAATGTAGGTAAGCTGAAATCACAAATATAGGGAGATGGGGAATTGCACACGAGGCCGCCCATCTCCCTTTTTTTATTTAATGTATTCCTGCCATAGCAGATAACAATTTTAAACCGTAGTATAGAACAACCCCTATTCCTACAATCCACAATATAGTTTTCATGGACACCCCCATACGTTAAGTGTTATTAACCAGAATTTCCTACCCCCCGAAACATGAGGATTATCCCAACCATCTATAACGTATGGTTCTGGACACGGATTCCCTTCTTTATTCATTGGTAATTTAAATCTGTATTTGCTTTTCTTTGTATAGATTAGATTATTGACATTTAAATCTTCATCATCATATCTAGTATATTCATAAGGACTTAATATATTTTCTATACTTGATATAGATGGCAAACTACCTACCCCATTCATAGGGCCGTGATATATGTGATGAGGATGATAATCTTTTATTTGAAAACAAATGTCGTGGGAGAATTTATTTACAGCAGTTTCAAAAGCAACATATTGTTTAGAACTGTTGATCGTATTAACTAAGTCTCTTTTCCAGTTCCTTAAATTATAAGACAATCCAAAGTGAATCACTAGGTCATATTGTTCTTTGAATTCCCAATGACCATCTTGGTCGAGAAGTGTTATGTTGGCATCGGGGTCTTTATCTAAAATAACTTCTAAACATTCAGCACGAGCATCGGTCATGGTAACGTCTGCACCTAGGCTCTTAAAGTATAATCCTACATTTCCAAATCCAGCACCTAGTTCTAAAATTGACTTTCCTTCAAACCAATCTTTACCTAGAATGTTCTCTAGTTTTTTAACTCTTACTTTTCGCCACTCATTAAACCATCCGCCAAAGACTTCATTTTCTTCATCTAGTATATTCAATAAACAAAAACTCCATTTGGTTTTTCACCATCAACGTCAACGTGGATAAACTCTTTGTGTACACCTAGTCTTGGAAAATACTTTAAAAGGATTTCTAGTAATTGTTTTCTTTCTTCCATACCGACACAACCCACATCAGCTGCTACACATTTAATATGTGAAGATGTATCTCTGCTTCCTATGGAACGATTATGTTCTAAGCATCTTATGCCACTATTAATTCTGATAGGTTGTTTATAATCTCTACGAGCCATTTCTAGTTTTTGTACCAGTACCATATTTATTTGACCAGTACCACAGCCACATTGGCAATCGAATTCTTTTTTATTAAAATGCTCAGTTAATCTTCCTTGCCGTAGTTCTGTTTTGTTTCCTTCCATATCATATACGAAAGCGTTGGGCATTTATCGTGCCTTCTTGGATGCAAGTTCTAATGCTTTACTTGGAGATTTCTTATCAGCGTATTTGACTTTCTTTCCTGATTTGACAACCCATACCTCATAACCACTAGATGTCAAATTGAACTCCTCTATTTCCCATCCCTTTTTCTGTAATTCCTTGACATACTTTTCGTCAGACTTTTCGAGCATACCAAGAGTTACCGCCGCCTTGAAATTGAACTTTGCTTTTTCACTCATTAAATCTTTATACGTTTTCATAGGATTCCTTTTAAACTATTAATGATACTAGTATTTATAATCTCGAAAAAGTCTTATAAATAGTTCCATGAAATTATCACAAGCAATCAAACAATTTAAATCTGCGGATACTTATAAGAATCAGGGTAGTATTCATTGGTTCGTATGGTTATTAGAAAACCCGAACTCACCTATTGCTATGGCGGGTGCTGTGGATTTATATAACCATGATATTATTCATATCTTGCTGGATAGGGGCATGAACACCAAAGATGAAGCTATGGTCATAGGGTTTACAATGGGGAATTCAGATACTACCTCAGAATGGGTTAAGCGTTTGTTCTTATTTTGTGCGAAATGGTTATATCCTGATGGGTATAGATTTCTGGAAGATGAGATTATCGAATACGAGAGGGGCTATGCTTATGGTCAATCTTTGAAAAGGCGGAACATTCATCTAGAAACATTTAACACCAGCGAGGATATTCGGGATATTAGAAAGCGATTTGGGATTAATTACATAGAAACAAGGAATTAATTTAAATATGCTATTAAAAATTAAGATAAGTTTTATAAATAAGAAGGTAACGTCAGATGAAGGCAAAAGAGTTTACTAGAAAAGAGAGAATCAGGAAAGTTACATCTATTGGGAATTCTGTTCGCTCATGTCCAAAGAACAAGCATAAGAGAAGATGTTGGAAAAGGTATAGAGGACAAGGCAGAAGATAATACTTGACCCAGCCGACAAGCATAAGCTAACATAAATCAAAATCGAATGTAAGGAAAAAGTTAATAAAATGCCTATTTTTACCAAACCATTAAGTACGACAAATCGGACTTGGAGCGATATAGATTTAGATTTTACATCCCATCCAGTAACAGGGGATATTAATAGGAAAAGGGGCGTAGAAGCTATTAAGAGATCAGTAAGAAATCTGATTTTGACCGATAAGTATGAACGTCCATTTAATCCAGAACTGGGAAGCGGATTGGCTGGATTATTGTTTGAGTTGGTTACACCGACAACAGCAACTGTTATTAAATTGCAGATTAAGGAATTACTAGAGAATTATGAACCTAGAATTATTCTTGATGATATTAAGATACAAGGTGATATAGACAGAAACGGATATTTCGTTACTTTAAAATTTACACCAATTAATACAATACAGCCAGTCGTATTAGAGCTGTTCTTGGAGAGACTACGATAATGCCAATATCAAATAAACTACGGATTACAGATTTAGATTTTGAACAGATTAAAATAAACTTGAAGGAATATCTGAGAGCTCAAACTGAATTTGAAGATTATGATTTTGAGGGAAGTGGTCTAGCGATCCTTATTGACCTTCTTGCATACAATACTCATTACATGGGTTACTATGCTAATATGCTTGCGAATGAAATGTTTTTGGATTCTTCCGCATTAAGAGAGTCTATCCTATCTCACGCAAAACACCTCAACGTATTTCCAACATCCAGACGTTCCGCATCTGCAATGCTAAACATGACCTTCTCTCCAAGTGGTGCTCCAACCGCTTTACTAATCGACAAAGGAACAAGATTCACAACAAGTATTAATGGAATTAGATATGGATTTCTGACTCCAACATCTACTACTGTTCCGAGATCAGCAACTGGAACTTACTCTGTTACAAATTTAAAAATAGTCGAGGGTCAGATATTACGAAGATCGTATGTTGTAAATGGTGCCGATCCAGAACAAAGATTTATACTTCCAAATACAAATGTAGATACCACAACTATTACTGTAACGGTACAAAAATCAGCAAGTGATACTACGTTAACGACATATAAAGATGCAACCAGTTTGGATGTTAATACTGTTAAGTCATCAGACAACGTATTCTTTTTAGAAGAAATAGAAGGAAGTACATACGAACTTTTCTTTGGTGATGGTTCTGTTGGTACACAGGTTGAGGATGGTAATATTATTTTTATTGAATATATTACAACTTTAGGAGCTGCAGCGAATCAAGCAAATGTATTTACTGCTGTTGGTACTGTTGCATCTTTAACATCTAATCAATATATTTTAGAAACTTCTGTTGCGGCAACTGGTGGGAGTGAGAAACAATCAGATCGTTCTCTTAAATTTCAAGCACCTAAACTTTATTCCGCACAAAGACGTGCTACAACAAAAGAAGATTATAAAGCAATTATATTAGAACAAAGACCTGACATAGAATCTATAACTGTTTATGGTGGTGAGGATGCAGACCCAGTACAGTATGGAAAAGTTTTTGTTGCTGTCAAACCATCTGGTAATAATACATTTAGTACAACAACAAAGGATGAAATCAAAACTACTATTCTTGATAAGGTGAATGTTGTTACAGTACAACCTGAGATAATTGATCCTATATTCTTTTATCTTCTAATAGATGCTACGGTAAACTATGATCCTGTTAAACTCTTAACTGATGCGGCATCACTTGAAATAAATATTGATACTTCTATCCAAAGTTATTTCCAAACAGATTTGGAAAAGTTCGATCAGAAGTTTAGATACTCACAGTTAGTTCAAGACATTGATCTTACGGATAGTGCTGTTAGGAATAATAAAACGAATATAAGATACCAACAAAGAATTGTACCAAATAATTTTAGTGTTGCTCAAACATTTACGCAATACTTTACTAATGCATTGAAGAAGGGAAGTTTTGTTTCAACTTCATTTACAGGTGCTGATGGTAATACATATTCTTTGGTTGATGATTCTTCAGGAAATATTAAAGCTGCAAGAACAACAAGCGGTGTAGTAGATAGTCCTGCTGTATATTTAACACAACCAGACGGTACAAAGAATCAGGGAACGATTGATTACGATACTGGAAAAGTAGAATTGAATGGATTGATTATTGCAACGATTTCGGATGGAACACAGACGGTTCGATTAACCGTTACACCCGAAGTAAACAATTCTGATATTATACCATTGAGGGAACAGGTTTTAACTTATGATGTTACAGATACAGAATCTATTAAAATAACCATGAACTCTGAGACAATAATCTAATGGCAAAGGTAAATCCGAATCAACCATTTCATCCTACGTTTGATGAACGGATAAGTGTCAAGGTAGAGAATCAGCTTCCTGCTTTTATTACACAGGATCATCCTACCTTTATATCGTTTATGCAAGCGTATTATGAGTATATGGAACAAAAGGGGAAACCCTATGAGATCATTGGTAATTTAAATAATTACGCAGACCTCGGAAAAACTACGGATGAATTTTTAAAGTATTTTAAAAGTCAGTTCGCAGTAGATATTCCAGAGATTGCATTTAACTCTGCTAACAAACCTCTTGCATTAAAACGATTAAGAGATTTCTATCGTGCAAAGGGTAGTGAGAAATCATTTGATTTTTTCTTTAGGTTATTATATAATCAGGAAATTGAATTGTACTATCCCTCTGTTGATATACTTAGAACCTCGGATGGTAGATATGATAAAAGTCAAATTGTTAGGTGTGTTGATGCGAGTGGTACAGACCAAGTATTTAATTTAATTGGAAAGAAAATTACTGGATCGGTTTCTGGTGCAACTGCTCTTGTTGAATCTATATTAAAAGAGAGTGTTGGTTCTACATTGGTTTCAACAATTTATCTTTCTGGAACGATTGGAATTTTTGTAGGTGGTGAAACAATAACAGATGGTAATATTACTTTTGATCTTGGAAAGATGTTAACGGAAGTAGAAGTAGTTGTTGCTGGAAATAATTATCCTCTTGGGGCTACAGTTCCCATTAGTGGTGGTGGTGTCGTAAACTCTGGTGCTGTTTGTAAGATTGCAGAATTGAGTGAAGGATCAATACTGACTGTTACGATTGCTGATGGTGGAAGTGGTTATATTGTCGGTGATAAGTTTACAGTTGACGATACAAATGTTCTATCTATTAATGGTAGAAGCGCTAGTGTTATTGTTAAAGCGGTAGATGGTTCTGGTGCAGTTACCGAAGTTGAATTGGAAAATACTGGAAGGGGTTATACTGGTATACCAGTTCTTACTGGTGGGAGTGGTGTTGGTTTTATTCCTACTATAGTTGGTTGGGATATTGGTGGTATTAAAAAGATAAGTATAGATAACAATGGTTTTGGATTTACCTCAGAACCAGATTTAGACTTAACAGGACTTGGAGATGGAAGTGCATCTGCATTTGCTAGTGTAGGTGCTTATGTTGGAAATTATAATGTCGGGTTTACTGGTGATAAAGGATTTTTATCTGCTAATAAATATATCCAAGATAGTAGTTATTATCAACTATATTCTTATGTAATTACTTCTGGCGAAACAATCGACAAATGGCGTAATTTTGTAAAGAGAGCAATACATCCTGCTGGTTTAGCATTGTTTGGTAGGTATCAATTAATATCAAACTTAAAAACTAATTTACGAATTACTGGAATACCACAGACATCTAAATATAAAATTATTTTCCATGATGGTTCGATTGAACCGCCAAAAATATTAAATTTGAAAATAGATTCATGCGAAGGTGTAACGTGGGTTGTTGATGGTGAAGATTATGATTTAATAGCTAATGCTGTAACTGAAACCGAGGATGATGGTTTACTAACTGGAATTATAGATGATGGTGAAGATTTTGAAACCATCACCGAGTTTGTTGGTGTTTATATTGAACCAACTAAATGTCAGATTTATGAGCAAGACTTAGGTATTCAGAAATTAGTTGATGGGGGATTTGATGATTATCTTTTTGTCGATATAGTTGCTACGAGGATGGGTAATTTTGGATTGATAGATGAAGCAACTACTAATCCACAAGACTATGGTTGGCTTGGACAAACCATGTCTTTTGAATCACAGTTGAGGTTAGGCCCAATCAAACGAAGTTTAGATAGACTGAAATTTAATATGCAAGGTGGATATAGTCAGAAGTGGGGTGTTGTGGTAAATGGGTGGCAACAATCAGGAACATCTATTGAGTCTTTTAAGAATGACAAGGTTTCAGATTATATATTCTTTGCTGGAAGTAAACATAAGAAAGTAACAAACGCTACAATAACACAGTTCGTAACGGCAGATGAGGCAAGTTGGCCTGCAAATACTACTCTGCCATTTTCATAAATTTTAAAAAAGTATTATAAATATACAAAGACAAACATTAAAAGGAAAATGTAATTATGAGTGCTATAATCCATAACAGTTTTAGAAAATACAATGCAGATAACTTTATCACATCTATCGGAACAAATAAAGTTTATCTGATGATAGGTAAAGATTCGCCGTGGTCTGGAGCTAGCGCTGGTGAATATTCGGAAACAACTCCCAATGATGCGTTGATTCCTATTCCTATTGATACAACAATCGCTCCATTCCTACATCACAAGGATATGATTGCAGCTAAATTAATTCCATTGTCAAGTGCATCTCATGTTATCAAGAGAGTTAACTGGACTAGTGGTACGGTTTACACAGAATACAGTCATACGATTGATGATATTATAGATGAGGACTTCTTTGTTTTTACAAGTACCTTTAGAGTTTATAAATGTATTAGTAATTTTGATGGAGCTGTTTCTACTGTAGAACCTACTGGTGTTTCAACGGATATTATTGAAACAGCAGATAACTATAGATGGAAGTTTATGTTTGAAGTTCCACAGGGAGAGGTTTTGAAATTTGTAACAAGTGATTGGATTCCAGTTAAGAAATTACCTGCTGATGACACAAGTGAACAATGGGATGTACAGACCGCCGCTGTTGATGGTGCGTTAGATCATATTGACGTAACTAATGGTGGGAGTAGTTATAAGTCAAACACAGGAACAGCACAAACAGGAACAACGAATACTATTACCTTAGAAGCGGGTGCAGATGCGAATGATGATTATTATAATGGATTGACAGTTTATATTACTCAAGGTACTGGTATAAATCAGTTCAAAACAATTACTGGTTATGATGGTACGTCAAAAGTTGCGACAGTTGATAGTGATTGGGCAGCTGGACAAACACCAAACAATACTAGTGTTTATATAGTATCACCCGCTGTTACAATTACAAAAGATGCAAGTACAAGTGCTGCTGGTGCTGTTGCAAGAGTTTCAAGTGTTGTTGGTGGAGTTATTAAAAAGATTGCTATGATTTCCGCAGGCACAGGATATAGGTTTGCGACTGCTGCTATTTCTGGTGGTGGTGGAACTGCTTGCGTACTCGAACCAAGAATGTCTCCCTCTGGTGGACATGGTTCAGATGCTGTTGCAGAATTAGGTGGTGCGTATGTTATGTTGAACGCTAGACTGATCGGTGCGGAAGGTGCTGACTTTCCAGTAGGAGATGATTTTAGAAAAGTACATCTTCTATCTAATCCAACCACAGGTGGAGTACCAGCAACTGCTACAACTTATAACGCTCTTGAAATTGATGATGGATCGGGAGAAATGATTTATACAGAATTCAGAACTCCAATTAATAGAGCATCTGATTCTACAGAGGATATAAAACTAGTTGTCGAATTCTAGTATAAATAAAAATAAAACAATAAGGGTAAATTATGTCTGAAAATAATATTACAATTAATACAAACCAAAGTCCTTACTTTGATGATTTTGATGACAATAAGAATTTTCATCAAGTCATGTACAAGCCATCTCTGCCTGTACAGGCAAGAGAGTTAACTACTCAGCAATCCATTCACCGAGATCAGATAAAGAAGTTAGGCGATCATGTTTTCAAGAATGGTAGTAAGGTAACTGGCGCTGACGTAACATTAAACCTAGATTATGAATTTGTTAAATTACAAAATCAATTAAACGGTGTTGATATAAATGTTGCAAACTTTGAAGGTAAAACTGTTGTTGGTAATCAATCAGGTACTAAAGCACTAGTAATAGGTAACGTAGCTGAAGATACAGATGCAGGCGATCCTGATACCCTTTTTGTTAGATACCTTACAGGTGGATCAATAACAGATGGTGTACAGGGAATTAAAGTTGATACTAATGGCTCTGGTTATACTAGTATTCCTACCGTAGTTATTACACCGACAAATGGTGGAAATGGTGCTACTGCTATTGCAAATGTAAACAATGGTGAAGTAACTTCAGTCGATATGCAAACGCCTGGTTCTGGTTATTTGTCAGCACCAACAATTACATTTACTGGTGGTGGTGGAAGTTCTACAACCGCAACCGCTACAATAGAAACACAACCCGCTTTTCTTGCAGGAGAGAGAATTAACTCAACCGATCTCGCAGTTGCCGCTTTAGCTGCAACTTCAGCACCAACTGGTAAAGGTAGTTCGGTATCAATCGCAGAAGGTGTCTTTTATGTTAATGGTAACTTTATTAAAAATGCAAGTCAAACATTAGTTCTAGATAAGTACACAAACGAACCTTCTTATAAAGTTGGTGTAACGGTTACAGAAAAGATTATAACTTCTGGTGATGATTCAACATTGTTGGATAATGCACAGGGTTCTTTTAACTTCTCTGCTCCTGGCGCAGATCGTTTAATGCTTGCATTAACATTTGCAAAGAAAACACTTGACTCTACAGATGACACAGACTTCTTTGAAGTATTAAGACTCAAGGATGGTTTGAAACAAGCTGAGATTTTAGTACCTCTGTATTCCGAATTAGAAAAAACATTTGCACGAAGAACTTTTGACGAATCGGGTAGTTATACTGTAAGACCTTTTAATGTTCAATTAAAAGATGATCCAAACGATAGTACAAAATTTATAGTTAGACTTGATCCTGGCAAAGCGTTTATTGAAGGTTTTGAATATGAGACTATTATATCTCAAAACATTACGATAGATAAAGCAAGAACGATTGTTAATGTAAATAACTTTGATCGTTTAATGCAGTATGGTAATTATGTTATTGTTAATAATCTCAAAGGTTATTATGATATTACTGAAAACGAAACTGTTGATCTTCATAACGTAGCACATGGTTCGATTAATGTAACAGACCAATCAACTTATATACTTACTAAAATTGGTACAGCCCGTGTTAGAAGTATCACCCATGTAACAGGTGCTTCTACTGCTATGATTTCTCATTTATATCTTTACGATATAAAAATTACAACTGATAAATTTGAGAATGTTGAATCAGTTGTTACAATACCTGATGATCTCAATGCAACTCCTGTTGTTCTTAATGGTAGATGTAACATGGATGATAGTGGTAAGTTGCTTGGACAGACTATCGGTGATTTAATACTTCAAGAAACGCAAAACAATACTATGTTGTTTAAGTTGCCACAGAATACAATACAAACTATTCGTGATGACCAGAGTGCTATTGACACAAGTTATACAACTAAGAGAACATTTGAAAGTGTTTCGTTTACTGCTGGTGTAGCAACGATTGCAAGTGCTGGTTCTACTGAAACCTTTATAGGTACAAGTGATACAAGTGATGCTAATAAATTAGATAACTATCTTGTTACTGTAAAGAGTGTTGGTACATCAGGTTTTGCTGTTGGTGATATAGTAGATTTTTCAGACCCCGCTGATATTATTGTTAATGCACCTTCAAACACGACACTTACTTTTGATCTAAAACAGTCTGTTAATTTTACCGCAGATATTATTGCAACACTTAACATTGATGGTAAACAAGAGAAAACGAAAGCGATAGTCAAGTCTAGTACAAAAACTATTGCTACACCAAACACAACTAACCTATTGTCTGATTCATTGGAACGTGCAGACCTTCATGCTCTCAGAGCAGTATATGATTCTGCTGATGTGAATAATGATCCCGTACTTCCAACATTGGTTGTTACCTCAACCTCAGATACCATGACGCCTGGTGAAACGATTACTGGTGCAACATCTGCTGCTACAGGATTAGTTATTAGTGGTGCTGGTGGTTCAACGGATTTAACTTACGTTCCTGTTTCTGGAACTTTTGTTTCAGAGGATATTCTCGGTGCAACATCTGGTTTTACAAAAACAGTTACAAGTGTGATTGTTGGTTCAAATAATATAACAGATCAATATACTATGGATAATGGTCAAAGAGATAACTTCTACGATCATGGAAGAATTATATTAAAGGATGGTGGAACTGCACCTACTGGAAGAATTAGTGTTATCTTTGATTACTTTACTCATACTGGCGTAGGATATTTTTCTGTTGACTCTTATGCGGTAGTTGGTTTTGAAAACATCCCAACTTATACTTCACCTGTAACTGGTGAGGAAGTTGAGTTGAGAGATTGTATTGACTTTAGACCAAGACGAATGGATGGTGCAGATACAATTTCAAATGTTGAATTACCAGCACCGAATACGAACTGGTCTGCTGATTATAGTTATTATTTACCAAGAACTGATACAGTTTATTTAAGTAGGGAAAGAAAGTTTGGAAGTAATAAAGGTGTACCTTCTTTAATACCAGTACCGCCTATTCGTTTAGATGGTACTATGAATTTGTACATACTAGAGATTCCTGCTTATACATTTAAAGCAACGGATGTTAATGCGAAGTATATCGAAAACAAAAGATATACAATGCGAGATATAGGAAGATTAGAAAAACGAATTGATAATCTAGAATACTATACATCATTATCGTTACTAGAAAGTGAAACGGAAAATCTAACTATTAAAGATGCGGCTACTGGTTTGGATAGATTTAAAAATGGAATATTGGCTGATTCGTTTAGAGGTCATAGTGTTGGTGATGTTGCAAGTAGCGATTACAAATGTGCTATTGATTTTAACGAAAAGATTTTGCGACCAAGTTTTAATTCCGAAAATACAGATGTTGTTTATGATAGTGGTGATTCTACTGGTGTACAAAAAACTGGTGATTTGATTACACTTCCATATAGTACGGTATCATTTGTAGATCAACCAATCGCAAGTAAATCAATTAATGTTAATCCATATGCTGTACTTGCATGGGTTGGTACTGTTGACTTGACACCGCCAAACGATAACTGGATTGATACTACCACACAACCCGAAGTTGTTGTTAATCTTCAAGGTGAGAATGATGCGTGGTCAAGATTAGTTGGTTTGGGATTTGGTACACAGTTTAACGATTGGATGGATATTGGTACTGGTAGAAACGAAAGAGTAGTAGGTACACAGGGAAATTTTACTTCTGGACGTGCTATCATTCAACGACAAACTGTTGAAGTAGATCAACAACAAACACGAACTGGTATTAGAAATGAAATTACTGGAACGGAAACAGTAAGAAACAGTATTGGTGAAAGAGTAGTTGATGTTTCTGTTATACCGTTTATTCGTTCAAGGGATGTAGCGGTTTCTGTTACTGGAATGAAACCAAATACAAGAGTGTATTCTTTCTTTGATGGTGAGGATGTTTCCGCTTTCGTTACTCCTAATGGGGGTGCTTTAGGTGATGCGGTTTATACAGATTCTTCTGGTACTATTACTGGATTGGTTTTTACAATTCCCAATAGTGATACGTTAAGATTCAGAACTGGTGAAAGACAATTCTTGTTAGTAGATAATACAACTGGTGATCTGGTAACTGCTGGAACTTATGCGGAAGTTGTTTACCAAGCACAGGGATTATTACAGACAAGAGAAAATGTTGTTGTCGCTTCAAGAGTTCCTAGAGTACAACAACTTGCTATGGGTAGTGCTACAGAGTTTAGAACAACGACAAATCAATTTACCAGAAATGCAGTAGTCGGTTGGTTCGATCCTCTCGCTGAAACATTTTTAGTTGATGAAGCATTATATCCAGATGGTATTTTTCTATCGGATATTGATTTGTTTTTCAAAACAAAAGATACGGATGGACTTCCTGTATCAGTACAGATTAGAGATACATTGAATGGTTATCCAACTCAAACAATCTTACCATTCTCGGATGTTAGTTTAAATCCTGATAGTGTTACTGTAAGTGAAGATGCGACAAGTGCAACTAAGTTTACATTCCCATCATTGGTTTATTTACAGCCTGGTGAATATTCAATAGTTGTAATTAGTAATAGTACAAAATACGAAGCATATATTGCAGAGATGGGTGAAAACATTATTGGTACAAATCGCAAAGTATCTGAACAACCTTATGCTGGTGTATTCTTTAAATCACAGAATGCTTCAACATGGAGTCCAGATCAAAATCAGGACTTGATGTTTAAATTGAATCGTGCAGACTTTACTATTGATGGTACTTCTCATGCGGTATTTAAAGATGGAACACTTTCTTCTGAAATCAAAGCAGACATTATTGATATAATTCCACAAGAAGTTAGAATCAATAATACTGGTATTGATTGGGGTGTTAAGATGACTGGCGTGGATAATAGTAATTTGGATATGGAGTATTTTAGTGTTACGCCATATACTAATCATATTCTTGATGTACAGAAAAAACTTACTACAGGTGCTGGAAGTTATGTATCACGAGCTACATTGGCATCAAATAGTAAACATATTTCTCCTGTAATTGATACTGCAAGAAATAGTGTGATTACCATTGAGAATATTATTAATCATTTGACAACAGGTGAAGAAGCAAAAGAAGGTGGAGATGCACTTGCAAGATACTTGACTCGCCGTGTTACGTTGAAGGATGGTTTTGATGCACAAGATTTAAAAATCTATTTGACTGCTAACAGACAAAGTGGAACTGTTGTAACTTGTTATTATAAAGTTCTTTCACAATTTGATCCTGATATTTTTGATGATAAATCTTGGACAGTAATGCAAGAAGTAACAAATGTAAATTCAGTTTCTAAAACTGAGGATGATGAAGAATACTTAGAACTTGAATTCACACCAACTACAAATAATATTTCTTATACTGTTGGTACTACAACATATTCTAGTTTTAAAACTTTTGCAATTAAAATTGTAATGACAGCATCACAAGGACAGACTACTAGAGTTCCTCTTATTAAAGACTTGAGATGTATTGCATTGGCGTAATATGAAAACTGTAAAAATTGAAAACTCAAAGTTAGAACGTGATATGTATTCTAAAGCGGTATTGAATACTAGTAAAACTGCATTAGAACGATATAAGATGGAACGTATGAAACGGTTGAAAGAAATAGAGGATATAAATAATATGAAAAACGATATTGCTGAACTTAAAGAAATGGTCGCACAACTTTTAGGAAAACAAAATGGCTAATATTATACAAAGACGAAGGGGTAATACCGCCCAACACGCTACATTCACAGGTGCTGAAGGCGAAATAACTATTGACTTGGACAAAGAAACAGTTGTTGTCCATGACGGAGCTACTGCTGGTGGATTTCCACTTGCAAGAGAGGACATGACCAATGTTGCAGATCAAGTTGGTATTCCTCAATTAAAATTATCAGACGGCACAGTAGGACAAGTATTACAAACGGATGGAGCTGGTACAATTAGTTTTACTAGTCAACCTGACGTTACTGGTTCAAGTGTTGGTGGTGATCTTACAGGAACGGTTGGGAACGCTCACCTTGGCGCTAATACAGTTGGTGTCGTAGAACTTAATTTGTCAGACGGTACATCTGGACAAGTATTAATGACAGACGGTGCTGGTAATATAAGTTTTGGCAGTACGGTTGATGTTAGTAGTGCTGTTGTTGGTGGTGATCTTTCTGGTACAGTAGGTAATGCACAATTAGTTGTGAACTCTGTTACCACTGCTGAATTAGCGGGTGATGCTGTTGAAACAGTAAATATCAAAGACCTTAATGTAACTAATGATAAACTTGCAACGGATTCAGTAACCGCAATTAAGATAGTAGATGGAGCTGTAACTAATGATAAGATACTTTCATTGTCATCTGCTAAACTAGTAGGCGCTATGCCTGCACTTGATGGTAATGCATTAACAAATATTAATCCTAATAGTCATACCCATATTAATCCTTATGACGTATCTTTTTTAGCAGGATATGATATTGAAACATTACCAATAGATATAGTTGTTCAAAAGTATGGTGAAATGGTTATGGCAAGAACTGGAACATTTGAAGGTGAACAAGCACACATAGAAGTTGGCCCTGCTGGTTCTGCATTAATTATTGACATAGAGAAAAATGGAGCATCAATCTATTCTACCAAACCACAGTATGCAGATGCTGCTGGTGCAGGCGGATTAACTGCTGGTGTATTATCTACAACGGATTTCGTTGCTGGTGATAGAGTTACTTTTAGAATAACACAAGTTGGTTCTGGAACTGCTGGTACTGGTTTAAGGTTTATGATGAAATGTAAGGTATAGTCTAAATGGCATTTATTAATCAAGGTAGACATATTGGAACTGTTGGTTTAGGAGAACCCGAAACTCTCGGTGGAACTGAAACCTTCTACGGTAATTTTAAGATACACACATTTTTAACATCTGGAACATTTGAAGTTAAAGGTAGTAAAGATGTAACTTGTGATGTACTTGCAATCGCTGGTGGCGGGGGTGGAGCAGGAAACCATGGCGGTGGTGGAGCAGGAGGCATGGTCGAACAACCTTCTACAGTTATTGTTCCTGGCGAATATAATATTGTAGTAGGAAACGGTGGAACACAAACTTCATCTGGTTTTGATACTACCACAGGAATTTCTGGTGTACCAACTGCTGTTGGTGGTGGACTTGGACAGAATATAGCTGGAGGTTCTGGTGGCGGTGGCGGTGTAAATGGTCAGGGTGGCGGTGCTGGAACAGCAGGTCAAGGAAATCAAGGTGGTGGTGGAACAAACTGCGGAGCTGTAACTGGTGGCGGTGGCGGAGGCGGTGCAGGAGCCGCTGGTAATGGAGCGCCAGGTTTTGGTGGATGTCCAGGCTGTGGTGGATGTAACGGTGGCGGTTCTGGTGCTGGTGGTGTTGGATTACAAAACGCATATCGTACAGGAGCAGGACAATTCTACGCTGGAGGCGGCGGAGGCGGAGGCGGTAACGTATCTGGTAATGGTGGTGAAGCTGCTGGTGGTAATGGTGGCGGGGGAAATCCAGGCTCATCGCCAGGAGCTGCTGACGGTGGTGAAAATCAAGGTGGTGGTGGACACGGGCAAGGTAGTGGTTCAAATCCAGGCACAGGTGGAAGGGGTATAGTTGTTATTAGAGCACCTTTCCCAATACCATAAGGAAATTGAAATGGGAAGTTATGCAAAAGTAATTGATGGTAAGGTTGTTAATGTTATTGCCGCTACAAAAGATTTCATAGATAACTATGATGATGGTTTGGGTGGTGAGTGGATTAAAACCTCTTACAATACATATGGTGGAAAACATTACGATCCTAATACTAGTTTGGAAGATGATAAACCAGCAATAAGATATAATTATGCTGGGATAAATTTTACTTATGATTCAGTAAAGGATGCGTTTATACCTCCGAAACCATTTCCAAGTTTTGTATTAAACGAAACAACTATGAGGTATGAACCCCCTATCCCTTATCCAGAGGGATTAGACGGTGGGCCTAATAGATTTGTTTGGGATGAAGATCACTATCAAGAGCATGGTGAGTGGTTTGATCGCTGGGACACTTCTGATTCTCATTCGCAATACAATCCAGATTCAAAATATTATCTGGAAGATTTACCGAAGTATGAAGATGAAGAATATCCTTTTAATGATGTGGGATGGAGATGGTAATTTATGAGAACTGGAACTGAAGCAAGACAAGCACAACGTACTCAAGCAGAAAAAGAAAAGAGTATGACATGGCAGGAAATTCGTGATGACAGTATTAGTAGATTAAGAGACATCACAACAGCGGTAACTAGTGGTTTTATAGAAAAAGATATACAAGCGGAACGATATGCAGTATGTGAAGATTGTTCTGAATTTAGAAAACTGACAAGACAATGTAATGTATGTGCTTGCTTTATGCCTGCGAAAACATTGTTTAACAAATCAAAATGTCCTAAAGGTTATTGGAACAAATAAAAAGGTGGAAATCTTATGGCTAAACAAGTAAAAAGACGAAGGGGTACAACTGTTGAACACGACGCCTTTACAGGTGCCGTTGGAGAAATAACTGTTGATACCACAGCGAATACGGTAGTCGTCCATGATGGAGTAACCCTTGGCGGTTATCCATTAGGAAAGGCAGATGCATCTAATATTAATCTTGCGAATAGAATTAATGTTGCAGAACTCGCAACAATAGATGGTAACGCTGGTTGGGTATTACAAACAGATGGCGCTGGTCAAATAAGTTTCGTTGCAGCTGGTGGGATGTCGCCTAATTCAGTTGGTGTACTTCAACTCCAAACCTCGGATGGCCCAGCAGGATCACATTTACAAACTGATGGATCAGGTAACATATCCTTTGCCTTACCAAGTATCGGTATTGATGAATTAGAATTAAGTGATGGTACAACTGGTCAAGTAATAACTACGGATGGTGCTGGTACTATTAGTTTTCAAGATGTAAATCAACTTGGGCCCAATTCAGTTGGTATAACAGAAATAAATGTTTCTGATGGTTCAAATGGTCAAGTCTTATCCACAGACGGTATGGGTAACTTATCATTCGTAACTCAAAGTGGTGTTGGTGGTTCTGGTAGTTCTAATTTTATTGAAGATACTTTTTCTGGTGATGGTACAACTGATACATTCACTTTAAGTACAGCTGCACCTTCCGAAGAAAGTCTCATGGCTTTTGTTGATGGTGTTTCTCAACCAACCAGTTCATATACTTTACCAACAACAACTAGTATTACTTTCACTCCCGCTCCCCCAAATGGTTCTGCAATAAAAGTATTACACTTAGGAATCGCAAGTACAGTTGCTGATGATAGTGTAACAACTATTAAATTAGCTAATAATTCAGTTACCATAGAGAAACTTGCAGTAGCGGATGGTACAGCAGGACAGGTACTTACAACAAACGGTGCTGGTGTATTATCATTCTCAAATGATTCTACGGATGTTGGTGGAACTGCTGTTGGTGGTGATTTGTCGGGTACGGTTTCTAATATTACAATTCCGAATAATACTATTACATCTGCTATGATCGGGAACGGTGTTATTGTTGCACAAGACATCGCTACGAATTCTGTAAACGGAACACATATCGCTATGGGTTCTGATGCTCTTGGTGATTTGTTACGCTATAATGGTACAGACTTTGAAAGATTACCTATTGGTACTCTTGGACAAATACTATCGGTAGTAGGAGGCGTACCAGCATGGACAAGTGGTGGTGCGTTACAAGTTCATGTAGACGGTGATATGGGAATAGACCCTAGTAATGCAGGCCCTAGAACTATTACTGGTATTGCGTTTGAACCGAAAGCACTTATAGTGATAGGTACTGGTGGAGAAATGAGATGGTCAGTAGGTTTTACAGATGGAACTACTCAATGTGCAATCGCAACTGCATTTAATGATAATGTAGGAATTGGTACAGGTGGATTTCCAAAAATTCAAGGATATACCGGCGCTATGAGTAATGAAGCAAATGCTGGCAAGATTTTAAGTATTGGTGATACACCAACGCTTGGTACTAATAAATTTACTGATTATTCATTTACAAATTTTACTAGTGATGGTTGTGTATTTAATGTTGCTCAAAATGCTACAGGTGTTGTGGTACAAGCGTATGGGATATTTTTAGGATAAATGAAATTTAAAATATATAATGAATATAATATTTACCCTTACTTGATGGTAGATGATTTTTATGATAGGAATCAAGAAGAAGAAATCTTGAAAGAATTAGACTATCTTGAAAGGTATTGTGTTAAGGATAAAATCCCTATTGGTTCTAGTGAAGAAAATCCAGCAATACTAAGTAGACTTGCATTAGATTATTTTTATAGGGGTCAAAGAGATAAGTCAAGTATATTAAGACATCATGGGAGAGTTTGTTCATTACCTGTTGTAGAACAATATCAAAAAACGACTCCTTCATGGAGAACATGGTTATCGTGTAACATAGATCAGTCAATAGTTAGTTATTATGAAAATCAAGATGAATATAAAACTCATTTTGATACTTTCATGCATACTTGTTTGATATGGTTTTACAGAGAACCAAAGAGGTTTACTGGTGGGGATTTAAAGTTTCCTCAATCAGATAGTATAGTTGAATGTAAACACAACAGAATGGTTATCTTCCCAAGTTATTATCTACATGAGGTAGATATGGTAAGTATGGATCAGGAGAATGTTGGTAAGGGTTATGGTAGATGGTGTATTACGCACTTTTATACGCATCAACCAAAAATAAATTAAAATTAAATCCGTTTTAACTAAAACATAAGTAATGAAAATTATAAATATTTAAAGGACAGGTAACAATGGCATTAGTAACTGTAAACTTAATAGACACCTTTGATGAGTGGAGAATCAAGACCAATACGATTTCCACAAATAGTGGTGATCTAACAGCGTTGACAACTTCAAGTCAAGTCGATTTGGTGTCTGCTATAAATGAATTATCTACTTATATAACTGGTAAATTAGAAAATGTTGTTGAAGATTTGACACCTCAGTTGGGTGGCGACTTAGATATATTCAATGCAAATATTACTGGTACTGGTAATATTAATATATCAGGGAGTTATACAGGTACACTTCATGCAGATACGGTTGGCGTAACACATTCAACTGGTGATAATTCAACTAAAATAGCAACTACTGCATACGTTCAAAATGAAATACAAATGGCTCCTGTTGGTGGTGATATTTCAGGTTCAATCGGAAATGCTCAGATTATTGCAAATGTGGTTGGTATTACTGAATTAAATGTTGCAGATGGAACGAATGGACAAATACTTTCTACGGATGGTGCTGGAAATTTAAGTTTTATTGATGTTGATTTAACTCTGTCGGGTGATGTAAGTGGAACATTAAGTAATGCTCAAATTAATGCAAATACAGTTGGTGTTAATGAATTAAACGCATCAGAAGGTTCAATGGGTAATGCCCTAGTTACGGATGGTGCTGGTACTGTTAGTTTTCAACCAGTAGTTACAGAAACAACAGTTACGCCAACAGCAAGTCAAACTGAATTTACAATTACATACAATGTTGGAAGAATTGTTGTATTTTTAAATGGTGTTAAACTAGTCAAAGATTCAGACTTTACTGCTGACAATGGAACAAGTGTAACATTGATTGGTGGTCAGGCGCTTGATACGTCAGATAGGGTAGAATTTCACGTTTATTGCTAAGGTAGGTGTATGGAAACTAAAACGGAAACTGGTTATAGGTTATCCCAAGAAGAACTAGAAAGACAAGATAAGTATCTTGGTGGTCATCCTTTAGACGGTAATCTACAAATAACTCCTGAGTGGGTTACGCCTATAGGAAGAATAGAATTAAATTTACCTGAAGATATGAGAGTTGGTTTAATAGAGTATATTGCTTCTAAAGGTTATTGTACGACAATGGGTACTCATAAGAGAACCATGACAATAGAGTTTGAAAGAAATCATTATAATCTTTTTGATGACAGAGACAACAATCCTGCCATAAAAGGTTATGAAGAAATATCGAGTGAATTAATACGATACTATGTCGCAAACGCTTACAATGTAAAAAATGCTGATCAGTTAGACATTGAGTGTCGGGGGTTTGGTAATATGCAAACTACTGGCCGCAGAACCTTTCCACACTACCATCACGCTTTTGATGGTGTTATGATTACATACTTAACGCTTGGTGGTGAGTTTGCTTTAACTACTGACGTTGATGGGGATGATGATTTACAACTTGTAGCTCCTGGCTCGACAATTTGTGAACTTAAATCTGATGATGATAGTGAAGGACGAAAGGGAACGGTTGCAAATTATGCTGATTTTGATTTAAAGAAGGAAGATATGCCTAATGAAACAGAGGGTGCGTTATTACTGTTAGACCCTAGACCTGCTATTAATTATCCGTATAATAGTAAGGCAAAAGATTATGTTCCTAAGATTGGAACGACTTTATTTCATCCTGCTTATGTATGGCACGAATCTAACACTTTTAGTGGTAGAGGTATAAGAGCAGCGGTGGTGATTAATTATCGTGTCAATACATACAATAATAATGGATTGGTTAAACCATTGATTAAAACATAAATCAACAACTATATTTACATCATATCTATATTAACATTATCAATTAATTTTTAAAAAGGAATAAACAAATGACTATAGCAAGACAAATCGCTGATCTTATAGATTCAGGTGGAGATGTTGTATCTGGTGCTTTGGATAATGTTCCAGCAAGTGATTGGAATACGATTCTAAATAAACCTTCTCTAGTTGCTTCTGCTACGACAGACACTACGAATGCTGATAATATTAGTTCGGGTACGTTGCCGAATGCTCGTATATCTAATTTGCCTGCCGGTCAAGTTAGTGGGTTAGCAGCTAGTGCTACGACAGATACTACAAATGCTGCTAACATTAGTTCGGGAACTATCAACCGAGCACGTTTGGGTTCTGGAACTCAAAACAGTTCAACTTACTTGCGTGGTGATGGAACATGGGTAACAAACTGTACAAACCATGCTAACTGTGCTACTGCTGGTGGAACAGGAACGATTACTGGTGGTACTGGTCAGGTTAGTATTTGGGGCCCGACAAATCCAGGCTTTGGTGGTACTGCTTGTGGGGGCCGAATTGGGTTGCAAAATACAACGTCAGGTGCAAATGTTCTTCTAGGAGAATATAATTGTCAGACTGCTTGTGCTTGTGCCTGCGACTGTGCCTGTGCTTGTAATTGTTAATCTTACATATAACTTTATCAAAAATAATTAAATAGGAGAATATGCAAAATGTTTAGACGATCTTATGACAGTCTTTCCATGCCGACGCATCTGGAATTGTTAGTCAATGATGATTTTATATGTTTGAAAAACTGGATGGAAATAGACGAAGAAATGTATGAGAGCGATAGTATGGAAGCTGATATTGGTAGAACTCCTGAAAGAAGTTTGGTTGGAGATTCCAGCGTAGACCATATGGACTGGCCTGGTAATAATTCAGGAATTTTTCACACAAAACTTCCAACCTCAAGACTTTATGGTGCTAAAATAACTGGTGAGGAACTTCTTGTTCATATGCCTGATAATATTAAGGGTACTTATACCGCTAAAATGGCTGGTAAATATTTCAGATGTGCTTCTTATTCGTGGATTGATCCTACTGATCCTTCTATGGGTGCAGAAAATTCTGATGCTGCTGTTTGGACTGTTGGTGTTGGTTTTGCTACAGTACCTTCAGTTTGGCCAGTCAGAATGGGTGCCAAAGTAGGTGGATGGCATTATACACAACCCGCTTTTAATTCTATCGGTAAAACCTATAACACTAAATCACATCCATTGAGAGAATCCAGACATTCTGGAGCTCCGTGTGCTTTACTTTGTTATCGACCATTTACTGATACTTCTTTTATGGATGCTTCATATACTATTAAATATAACAAGGCTTATGGTTTTAGTACAAATACCACAAGTGGTTGGGAAAGTGGAACTGGTTATGATTATGTTGGACATATGACAGAAGCATTACCTACATTTGTAGTAACAAATGGTGGTGGTGGTATTGATGCTGATGCATACGAAACAGTTGACTTTAAAATGGTTGATAGTGATGGTTCTACGATTAACCATGCAACTGATGTTTATCTTGAACATACAGGCGGTTATCTACCAAAACAACGTGTTAGTATAACAGACGGTACTGGTTCATTTAAAGTCGGTGCTTTGGGAATGTCTGCTGGTGATACATTTAAAGTAAAGATTGGATTTAGGAATTATTCTGGTCTTGCTGATGTTGATTATACTGTAGCATAAAATATTTGAAGATGGGGGGTAATTATGCCCCCCATAATATTTTTAACAAATATGATGGAAGGATTAAAATGGGAATCTTCAAAACGAATGAGTATGAAGCGTATAATGAACAAACACCAGAACACATACAGTATTGGAAAGATTTAGAACCTGAAGCCGAAGATAAAACCGATCATCCCTTTCATAAACACGCAAACATAGATCATAAGTGGACTACACCATTTATGGAAATGGATTCGACACTTCCTGATAAAATCAATAAAGACTTGTGTAAAGTCTTAACTGCAAAAGAATTATCAATGGAAGATATTAAAACTAAAGAACCTGATTTCCATGATATGGCTAAATCAAAAGGATTTTATGCTACTACGCATTATAATCTTTTTGATGATAAAGATATGGATGAATTTCCAAATGAAAAAGAATCTATATTAGCATATGAACAGATTGTTTGTCAACAAATTCGTTATTACATTCGTTATGGATGGGGAATAAGACAAGCAGATGATATGATTATTGAGGGGAGATGTTTTGGTAATGTACAAAGAGATAGTGAGTTGGGTGGAGCACGAACCTATCCACATTATCATCAAGACATTAATGGAGTTGTAGTTACCTATTTAGCGATGGGTGATGAGAATGTTGCATTAGAAGATCAGGTTTTAGTTGGTCAGGAACAATCACCTAGAAATGGAACACATCAGGTTTTGTTTCAAGACCCAAGACCAGCAATTTCTTATCCTTATTGGGAAAAGGTTTACGCTATTACACCTAGAGTTGGATTAACAATAATTCATCCAAACTATTTATGGCATGAAACTAATCCTTGGCTGGGTAAAGGAACAAGAGTTTGTATTGTAACTAACTTTAGAATTATATCACATGGGTATAACGAACTTCTAAAAACATTCCGAGGTTGATAATGGCTAAATTTAAATTTTATATGTCAAGTGTAAGAAACGCTGATGAAAATAATAATGATGAATTTTATATGACTTATGATAATATGACTTCTGAACTACGTCAATCCAATGGTGATATTGTTATACCACAAACTAATTTTATGGATTGGAGTAAACAAGATAGTTGGGGAATGTCTGCTGGTAAAAGAAATTTAAAAAAGATAAAAATAAGTTTAGGTTTAAAGTGTAATTATTCTTGTGATTATTGTTCACAACGATTTGTACCAAGAAATAAAGACGATCATTTGGACACATCCGATATGTATCATATTGGAGATGATGAAGTAGAAGCATATGTTAAGAAGTTTGACAACATATCAATTCAAGACGAACCACATTTTGAATTATGGGGTGGAGAACCTTTCCTTTATTGGAAAACTCTAAAACCTTTAGTCGAACAACTACATGAGAAATATCCAAAATCTACTTATAGTATTATAACAAATGGATCGTTGTTTACAGATGAGATAATTGATTTTATTGAGAAACATGATGTTCGTATATCTATTTCGCATGATGGGCCAGGACAACCAACTAGAGGGCCAGACCCATTTGATGATCCTGAAAAAGCTAAGATGATTCAAAAATTGAAAAACAAATTAGCACCTCTAGGTCATATATCTTTTAATAGTATGGTTCACAAATATAATGAGAGTCGTGGTGATATTGCAAAATGGTTTGAAAATAAAGTTGGTATTCTTCCGATAGGTGAGGGTGGTACTGTTGATGCATATGATGAAGGTGGAAAAAATAATTCTTGGAGTACACCCGAAGAACATATTGAATATAGAAAAAAATCAATTTATGAAATTACCAATCAGAAAGTATCTAGGTTTAATATACTTTCACAGAAAACAGAAAACTTCATTCAAACTTTGCAATCACAAAGACCCGCTGAAGCATTAAATCAAAAATGTGGTATGGATAGTCCTGATACCCTTTCAGTTGATTTAAACGGAACTATTACAACTTGTCAAAATGTTACAGCATCATCATCTAATACAGCGGGGATAAGTCATAACATTGGTAGTCTTGATAATGGTGATGAAGGTTTAGATAAACTTAAAATTAATGCTGGAACACATTGGTCTGATAGAAAAGATTGTTCTAATTGTCCAGTATTGCAACTTTGTCAAGGATCATGTTTGTTTCTTGAACCCGATTCAGAGTTATGGGATATATCTTGTAATAATGCTTTTAGTGATAATGTTGTTTGGTTGACTGCTGCTCTATATCAAATAACAGCACATATGGGAGATGCCAAACTTCTTTATAGAATTGAAGGTGAAACGGAAACACCAGAAGATAGAATAAATATATTTGGTATAGAGGAAGCGGTACATGATAACAGTAACTAAAAAAGATAATTTAAAACTTTGGATTGAAAAGACTAATCTAATACCCATAGATCATGGGGAATTAGATAATTTAAACACTACGATTAAATCTTCTTTGGTTGAATCTATTAATGAGAAGAAAGCAGATTTTGACGGATTCCTTAGTACAATCCATGATGACAAGTCGCCACAACTTGGTGATGACTTAGATGTAAACAACCATGATATTATGGGTGTAGGTAATATTAATATTAATGGTTATATGGATGTAGCATTAACCACAAGTGTAACTGGTGTAACTACTGGTCAAGGTGATAGTTCAACTAAAATTGCTACAACAGAATTTACTGATTTAAAAATATCAACAGCAATGATTTCTGCAAACTGGGGCAGTGATCTTTCAGGTACGATTGATAATGCAGACATTGATCCTAATACTATAGGCACACCTGAATTAGATAAGACAACTCAGTATACAAATGGTATACAACAATTTCCAGGCACAGATGGTGCTGGAAATTTAATTTTTATAAATATTGCTGGTGGACAAGATTTATCAGGGCCTTGTGAATCATTAGAAATAGAATCTAATAAAATTGGTATTCCCGAACTTGATATTGTTGATGGTACACAGAATCATATTATGACAACTGATGGTGCTGGAACATTATCCTTTAAACCATCAGTTACTTTAAGTTCTATTACTCCGAATGTAGGAGAACAGACATTTAATATTAATTATATTGTTGATAATATTTTTGTATATATGAATGGTATTAAATTAATTAATGGACAAGATTTTACAGCTAATAATGGAACAAGTGTAAGTTTAACCAATGCTGTTTCGACAGCGAACACAACTATTGATTTTCAATTACATGGTATCTAATAACTGAGAAGGATTATATTTACTTAATAACTTATTAAGATAAGGAAAAAAACAAATGGCAACAAATACTTTTAAAAATGCTCAATCAGCTGGTATTACTGGTCAAACTACAATTTATACTTCACCTACAGGGAAAGCATCTATTCTTCTTGAAGTTGACGTAGCTAATGTTGGTGCTTCTACTGCCGCAGTTGATGTAAGAGTTTATGATAATTCTGCTGGTACAAATTGTTATCTTACGAAGGGCGCAAATGTTTTGACAGGTTCTGCTATGAAAGTAGTTTCAGGACAGAAAATAGTTTTAGATGGTGATGATTATATTTCAGTAACAAGTGATGTAGCGGTAGACGTTGTTTGTTCAGTTTTAGAAGATGTTAATTAATATATAATAATCTTTTAACTCACTTATAAACAACTTTTAATAAAGGATAAATAATATGTCATCACATCACGAATTTATAGGGAATCATCCCTTTACAGTTAGGTCTGGTGTTGAAACACCTACTGCTGGACAAACCACTTGGAATGTAGTATATATCCCTGATCGTCTTATGGTTTTTCTAAATGGTGTTAAATTGATTAGTGGTACAGATTATACGGCAACTAACGGAACAACAGTTGTTCTCGCTTCTGGCGCAGATACTGCTGACAGAATTGAATTCTTATGTTTCGATTTAGGCGAAGCAGACGTATAAACATTTAACATAATTTAAAAATAATTTTAACTTAGGGGTAAACAAATGGCTCAATTAAATGCTTCATTATCAATAAATTCTTCCGAGCATAAAGCCAACTCTATGACTTTCACTCGGAACAGCACGGCCACTAGAGTTAATAATATTGGTCATATTGAAAGCGTCGCTGCTGGAACAATTCGTTTCGATCATTATCCTGAACCCACAATGATTGGTGTTCACAAAGGATATTTGATTGAACAAGCTTCAACAAATATGTGTTTGCAATCTGCTGATTTCTCAACAACTTGGGCACAAACAGCAGGATCAAAAACTAACATTGGTGCGGTTAGTGCTAATCAAACAGATTGGATGGATCCAGCAGGCACGTTTACATCTGATACATTGTATGCTGGTTCTACTGCTAGTGGTATAGTTGCAACTCGACAAACTGGTATGACTTTTACAGATGGTCAAAAATATACTGTATCTGTTTGGGCAAAGAAACCCGCTTCTCAAGGTTATGATTATCTAGAAATCTCTAATGAGGATCAAGATAATTCTATGATGGGTGGTGGTTTTACTTTCGCACAGGCATTTAATCTTACCAATGGTACAGTAGGAAATTCAGAGGGTACAGTTGATTCTACTGAAATCCAAGAATATTCTGGTGGATGGTATAGGTGTGCAGTAACATTCACAGGTTCTACAAGTGAAGGTCAAATCTATTTTGGTGCTCGTAATGATAACGCAGTAAATACAGAAACTGCTCATACATTGAATGACAAAATGTATTTGTGGGGAGCACAAGTAGAAAATACAGAAATGATGACTTCCTATATTCCAACTACTACTGCTTCTGCAAACAGAGCTGCTGATTCTGCTTCTGTTACAGACACAGATGCGAAGTGGAACTGGAACTCTGGACTTTCTTTGTATGTGGATTATGTAGTTAGAAAAGCAGATGGAACACAGACACCTGTTATCCATTATGCTGATGATACTAATGCTAACTATGTAACTATACTGAATGATGGTAAGATGAAAGTTTTAACAAATAGTGTAAGTCAAATGGCAACTAATCCTTTTGATACTGGTTTCGCAACAGTTGCTGGAACACAATATCGAAGTATTGTTGCTATGAAAACTAACGATCTCCATTATGCAAACAATGGTGTTCTTTCTGCTAACTTACCTGATACATCCGTTGATGTACCTTTGAAATCTAATGCTTCTAATTATAGTATTAAATTCTTTCATGGTACAGGTTATGCTACTTCTGGTAGTGGATGGATCAAAGGTTTCCGTATTTATTCTCAACGTATTTCCAATAATGATTTGCAGAATTTATCTGTTGAAGTTAATACAGATATGTCTACACTTCAACTTTCTGAATTGGGAACGGTTGCAGATAATACTATTGGTGCAGATAAACTTATGGCGGATTCAGTTCTCGAATCTAAGATCATTAATGGTGCGGTAACAATTAATAAAATTGGTGCTGACGCTGTTGATGGAACTAAGATTGCTGACGATAGTATTGGATCAGAACATTATGCTGACGATTCAATTCTTGCTGCTCATATTGCTGATAACCAAATTACATCTGCTCATTTGGGAGTTGACATTATTCTTGCTGAAGATATTGCTGCTAATGCAGTTACGGTATCTGAAATTCAAGATGGTGCAGTTAGTATTCCTAAGATTAGTGCTGGTGGAACTGCTGATGCGACAACTTACTTGCGTGGTGATGGACAATGGGCTACGTTTGTAAGTGCGGAAGCTGATCCAACTGCAACATCTAAGGCAATCCCAATGGCAATCGCTCTTGGTTAATTTCACCTAAAGGAGAATACAATGAAAGACTATTATAAAGATGTGTACAAAATGAAAGATGTTTTACTTATGAGTACGCAAGGTGAAAAAGCTATGATGGAAGGTATGCCTTTTTTAACAATGGCACATATTGATACAGGAGAGATGATATGGCAATTAGCAACTCCTGATTATAATATAAATCCATTTGGTAAGTTAGTTCGTACTCCTGCTCGTATTTTAAATACTGGGCAGATTTTAACGCATAATAAATATTATCATGGTTTCTTTATTGCCATGAGATGTAGTGAGGAATTTTATAAATCAAAAGAATGGTTTATGAAAGAATATAACGTAACGGATGAAAAACATTATGCGAGAACACATATGCCTAAATGGGCTTAACAAAAAAAGGAACTGTATAATATATAGTTGATTTTAGTAACTAATATTTTATTGACATATTATGGCGAATATAATAAAACTGAAAAGAAGTGAAACAGCAGGGTCTGTACCCGCCTCTGGTGATTTAGAGGTTGGTGAGATTTGTATTAATATTGCTGATGGAATCTTCTATACTAAAAATGCAAGTGGAAATATTGTAACAGTTTCAGATAAAACGACAGGACAGGCAGAGTTAGAACTAACATCTACGGATGCTGGTTCCTCTGCCGGGCCTGGTTTAGATTTATTTAGAAATTCTTTTTCTCCATTCGCTTCGGATGAATTGGGCAAAATTGATTTCTCTGGTGAGAACGATAATAGTGATAAAAAAGTATTTGCAAAACTTGTTAGTAAAATAAATGATGCAACGAATACGACTGAAGTAGGTGAGTTAGAAATTCACGTTATAAATTCTGGTACTGTTGAAAATGTAGCTACAATTAAATCTGATGGTATACATCTTTCAACTGGTAAAGGAGTATTTTTTGCTGATGGTACTTCAATGCTTACTACAGAAGGTTTAGGTAGTAGTGGTGAACACACACATACTGCACTTGCGGTTGATGGAACAGTTGTACAAACATCCGAAACTGAGGGTCATTCACATACTTTACTCAGTATAGATGGAACAGTTAGTGAAACATCTACAGCGGGTCAACAACTAACAACTTCTCATGCAGTAGTAATGTCAATAGCATTAGGATAAACAATTATGGCATCAACAATATGGAATCAAAATTTAAACGCTGGTGAAGAATGGATAGCATCACTTGTACTTGCTGATGCTAATGGAGTAGCACGTAGTTTGAGAGGTTGTGGGTTTGAATCACAAATTAGGAGACATTATAAATCTGCTGAAGCAAAGACAACGATTGATGTTACTATTCTAGATGCTGTAGCGGGAAGTATGCAAGTAAAATTAACAGAAGCTCAAACTACTTCTTTAAAAGACGGAAGATATATTTATGATATAGAAATGTTTAATGCACCTACATTAACGGTTACGAATCAATCAGGTATATTTGTAGTTGATGAAATAATTACAGGTGGAACATCTGGAGCAACTGGTACGGTACTTAAACATGAAAACGGTGTAGTAACTTATGCTAGATCACTTGGAACATTTCATCTAGACGAAGTAATAACTGGTGATAGTGGAAATGCATATACTGCTACTATTTCTAGTGCAAATCTTTTAGGAAGGAAAGAAAGAATTATAGAAGGTACAATAGAAATGCGACCAGAGGTAACAAGATGATTAAAGTAATGTCAAATACGTCAACAAACCCTGTAGTTTTTTCAAGTCCAACTCAAGGTGGACTACAAGTACCAGCAATTCCGCCTGCGACTACTACGGCAGTACAAATGACTGTTGATCCTCAAGAGTGGATGACACAATTAGGTGATGTTGATGCTACAGGTTTAAATGATAATGATGTTCTGGTTTACGATCAACTTACTGGTAAATTTAAACCAGTAGACGCTGAAGTAATTAACAATAATGATGGTGGTACATGGTAAAAGAAATTAAAACTTTGTTTGATAGTTAAAAAATCAATGAACATATTAAAGATATGAATTACATTATATAAGAATATTATGTTGACAATGAATTAATTGAAATCATTAACATTTTTTTAAGGAATAAAAAATGGCTAATAATATACAAATCAAAAGAAAAGGTGATACCTCCGCACCAACTGGATTACTTGCTGGTGAACTTGCATGGTCGGATAACAATGCAGTTGCTGGTAATGGTGGTTCAGCTGGTTTCTTGTACATTGGTGATCTCACCACAGGTACAGCAGTTAACCGAAAAATCGGTGGCCCAGGTTGGGGATTAGAATTGTTGGACAATTCTGCTCTTACTGGTAGTCCTACTGCTACAACGCAGAGTCAGTCTGATAACTCTACGAAACTTGCTACAACTGCATATGTTGATTTAGCAGTTGCTAATGCACAGATTGACTTCCTGAATGACATTGGAGATGTTTCTATTTCTGGTGCTGCTGATGGAGATATGTTGCTTTTCAATTCCGCTACTGGTAATAACTGGGAAAACAAAGCAATGTCTGGTCATGTATCTATTGGTGCAGATGGTGCTACGGTTGTTAGTGATGTTGCTGCTAACGCTGTTGCTCTTGGTTCTCAGACAACTGGTGCGTATGTTGCTACCATTACTGGTGGTGATAACATAGACGTTACAGGTAGTGGTGGTGAGTCTGCTGCTACAACGATTGCATTGAGTTCAAACGTAACAATCGCTGGTAACTTGGTTGTTAACGGTGCTACAACTACAGTTGATTCCACAACGGTAAGCGTTGCTGATCCTATTTTTGTAATGGGTGAAGCGGGTGGTTCTGATGACGGAAAAGATCGTGGTATTGAATTCAATTACTATGATGGTTCTGCCAAGACAGGTTATTTTGGTTGGGATAATAGTGCTGATGCATTTACATTTATCGCTGATGCGACAAATAATGCTGAAGTATTTAGTGGTTCTGCTGGTAATGTTGCTTTCGGTAACATCGCTGGTACGTTAACAACCGCTTCACAACCGAACATTACTGGTGTTGGTACAATCGGAACTGGTGTTTGGAACGGTACAGCAGTTGCTCCTCTATACGGTGGTACAGGTGGAGATTCTTCATCTGCTACTGGTGTTGCAGTTGTAACTGGTGGAACATGGTCATACGAAAGTAATCTTGACGTTGGAGTTGGTGGTACTGGACTTTCAACTGTTGCTACAGACGGAATCCTCTTGGGTGCCGGCGCTGGTAACATGACAGTTCTATCTCCTGGCTCTGAAGGACAAATGATGCGTATCGTATCTGGAAGTCCTGTATGGTCTAATAGCTTAGATGGTGGTACTTGGTAAGATTAGTTTTAATCTAACGGAGTACAGAGTTTGACTGAAAGGGGATAAGGGTTATTCCTTATCCCCTTTTTTTTTCCAGTATAAATATAACTAGGTAGGTGAAGAATGGAATTCGACCAAACCGCAGACCTAATTGAAAAGTTAGGTATGCCGATTGTTGGTTTATTATTGGTAGGGTGGGGTTTCTGGAAAGTTGTTAAGTGGTTACAAGAATCTATGACAGGAAAAATAAGTTATCAAACGGATATACTTATACAACTTATAGA